CATCGAAGTCAAATACAACAAATCCAGCCAAGCTGTTGGCACCATCAACAACGTCTTCGATGTTTATCCTTGGCTGCAGTCTTATCTCGGTGCTTATTGCCTTGGAGGTAGCGGCAGCTATCAGGTACGTGTTGTGAGGGGTTAATCATGGCCGGAGCACTCGACAGCCTCTTCAAAAGCGTCGCCAAATCGGTGGTATCAGACCTTGGTACTGCCCTCGACACCAGCATTACCTACACCCGCAAAACATCCCCCAGCTACGACTATGCAACTGGTGCATTAACCACAACCGACACCAGCTACTCCAGCATCAAGGTGCCGGTTGAGTTTGTCGTTTCCCAAGAAGAGGAAGGCCGCGAGGAACGCCAGGCCAAGATTTACATCACTCCCAATCTGATCGGAAACAGCCAACCCACATTTGAAGACCAGATAACACTTACTTACGCTGGCACATCCTGCACAGCCCAAATCACTGACATCCGCACCTATCGCGGTGGCCAAGAGTATCTCTACATCGTGCTGGTGCGCTTCTGATGGCTAAGCGCAAGTCCGTAGATCAAATCATGCCTGATCTTGAGGCGCACATGCAGGCGAGCTTTAATGATCTAATTCGTACAACAATGCGGCGACTGGCGACTAAAAAACGCAGCCCTGTTTATACCGGCTTTTTTGCTTCCAGTTGGAAAGCGGCTTCTTCTCCGATCCAGCCGGTAGACAAAGTCGAGGATTACGTCCCTTGGAGCGACCTGCGTAAACAGAAAGGTGCCAACTACCAGATCAAAGCACGGTTCTATCCGCCAAAACAATTCAACTACAAGAGACGTGTTTATATCGGTAACAGTGCCGAGTACGCGATCTATGCCTTAGAGAGCGGCAAAGTCCAGTCATTCGTCCAAGGTCCTGAAATGGCTCGCCTTGTCAAGGAGAAATTCAAAGAGCGCAAACCCCTCATTTCGATTGCTTCTGCTGCAAAAGAAGGCGCATTCGGCTCGACCGCTGGTGAGACGTATATTGGCTATACGGAGATCTGATCATGACTCTCGTCAACGCTCGTGCTGCCTTTGAGAAGGCTGTAACTGACGCAGTTGCGGCGGCAGACGCCACTGTGTTGATGGTCTACGACAACGTTGCGTTCACGACGCCAGGCAAGAGTACAAAGTACATCTTGATGTCGGTCAACTTTGGCCAAGCAACGCTCCAGAACCAGGGTGCAGCGCAGGACTACTACGCTGGAACGATTCAGTGCAATGTATATGTGCCGAAATCTGCAGGCACATCGGTACTTTCAGCAATTAGTGAGGCTGTAATTGACGGGCTAACTTCTGTGAACGCCAGCGGTTACACCGACACCTACAGCGCAAAACCACGGGTTTTGGACATCGTCGGCCCCACACCTTTGGATGTGGAGGACAGATCCCATTTCATAGGCGTGATTTCGTGCCAGTTTACGGCGACCGCATAGCATAGTATTGTATGGTTAAACAACAGCATCCCATGCGAGCTGCAGAGCTTCTAAGAAATAAGTTTGGCGTCAGCCAGCTTTACAAGCACGAAGTCAAAGTCGAAGGCGAGGTTGTACTTGAGGTGTTCTGGCACCCTCTGACAATTGCAGAGCGAGAATCAATCCAAAAGCGCACGGAATCCGACGATGCCGGCGACTTCGCACTCAACCTGATGATTCAGAAAGCTCTGGACAAAGAGGGCAAGCGCCTGTTTTCCGATGGCGATCGTGCTGGTCTTCGCCGTGACGTGGATGCCAGCGTTCTCCAAGAGATCCAGCTGGCCATGCTGACCTCTGGTACAGAGCAAAAGGTGGAGGAAGCGAAGGCAGACCTCAAAAGCTAATAGGGACTGGTTCTTCATTTACTTCCTTGCGAAGGAGCTGGGCATGACGGTTGCCCAGCTTTCTCGTGATTTAACGCAGGAAGAGATGATTGGCTGGGCTGCTTACTACGCGATCAAAGGCGAAGAAGAAGAAAAGGCGATGGATCGCGCCCGAACGGGCCGTGGGGCCAGAGTTGCTGGAGCGCGATAGACTTGGCTGAGCAGTAGCAGTACGTTCAGCCATGGCCGACTATGGCATCAATATCGGCGTAAACGTACAGTCGGGCAATCTGACCAAATTGACTCAGCAGTTAAAAGAGCTGAGAGCAATCGAGAAAGACTTAGCTCGAATCCAACAATCGGGCGTAAGTACCCAGAAAAAGGTAACTGATGCCCGTAGAGCGGCAAAGGATGAAATAAATAAAAATAAAAAAGCTGCCTTAGATGCAGCTAAATCGTTCAGCGAATTTACAGGTGTTATTAGTAAAGGTAGTTCGGCTCTCAAGGAGCAAAGCGCACAATTTAGGGCATACCGGCAAAATGTTAAATTCGGCAGAACTGAGTGGACTACATTTACACAGGCTATTGCAAAAACTGACTTTACTGCGACGCTGCAAAGTCTTAAACGTCTTAATACAGAAGCCCAAACAATTGCTAACACCTTTAAGTTGATGGGAATGGGAGGGGCAGGCCCCGCATTCGGCACTGGTGCGTCTATCCAAAATCTTTTAACGTTCAAACCTGCAAATACAACAAACGCGCTGCAGGCGTATAGCAATGTCCTGGAAAACGTTATCCGTCAGGTCGATCGCGGGTCTGCTGAATACAAAGAGCTAGCGCTGCGGATTGCAGCTGTAAATGATCAGCTTGCAAAGACCCCTGTTCCAACTGCAAATCAGTACGGAGCGCCGATTGGCCCTCAGCAAGGTCCCGGTTTCTTCCAGAAGATGAGCAAGCAATATGGAGGGGCAATCAGCAGTGGTTTGATTGGTGGTGGCTTCCCATTACTATTCGGGCAGGGTGGAGTTGCAGCGGCTGGTGGCGCCTTAGGCGGTTTCGGTGGCGGATTGCTGGGCGGAGGGTTTGGCTTTGGATTGTCAATTCTTGGTACGGCGATTGGTGACGCAATCCAGAAGAACCTCGATTTCAATAAGGCACTAAAAGATCTGAATGTAACTTTTGGGTCTGCTGGCAATGGAGCCAAGATACTTGCAAGCGACATTGATTCAATCAAAAGATCTCTAAAGGGAACAAGGGAAGAGGCGTTGGAAGCCGCTCAAGCGTTTTCCTTTTTTGGTGATACACGACTAACGACTCAATTTGCAAAAGTCTTTGGAAAGGATGCAGCTTTAGCTCAGAAAGCACTTGAAATTAGGGACCCGAAGAGCCTGCAGGATGCTGTTGAGGCTGTCGGAGATATAAACATCGAACTAGGAAAAGAACTGGCTCAAAACGTTGCGAACCTAAGTATTGAGAAGGCTCGCGCTCTTGTATTGAAGGAAATGATTCGCCTCAAGAAGGGCGAAGCCGCACCGACCGAGCGTGTTGTTACCGGTACAACTCTGACAAGGCGAGGTACAAGAAAAACATTCGGTACACAGGAGATCCTTCCGCAGGGTTTGCAGCAACAAGCCCTTAAAGATGTGCAGGACTTTTTATCCGCACTGGACCGGCTCGCCCCACCTGAAACCGCCACTACAAAAGCGGATCCAACAATTGCTCTCAGGCAGCGCCTTGAGACGGTACGTGGCCAAATAGACGCCGAAGAAGAATTGCTGGAGCTCCAAGGTCGCCAGACCGAAGTTGCCCGGATGATCTACCGGGAAAACATGGCAATTGTTAAAGCTCAGGCTGATGGCGTTGCCGAACGTAAAAAGTTAAAGGACGCCAATGATATTATCCTGAGTCAGGAAATTGAAGCAGGAAGAATAAAAGTAGCAAATCAGCGATTTGCGCGTGAGGCGAGTGAACTGGCCGAAAAGACCCTTGAAGCTACGAAGGATCTGGCCAAACCACTGCAGGATCAGCTTGATCAGATCAAGGACAAAGCTGCATTTGAACGTGAATATGGTGAACTAATTCGCTCTGGCGTTGTTCCGGCAGTTGCCCAGCAGACAATTGAAATCAACAAGCAAGTTAAGGAGCTGGAGCGGTTAGAAGAAAAACAACTAACCGAAATCGACCTGCGAATTGAAACGCTACAGCTGCTGGTGGATGCTGTCGCTGGAACGGAAGCTGAGGCGGAGATGCAAGAGCGCTTGAACAAAGCGCTTGAACGTCGCAACGAGATTGAGCGCAAAGGGGAAGAAGCGCGGAAGGCAGCTCGTGAAGCTCAAAAGACTGATAAAGATCGATTGGAGGAGGCAATCACTGCGATCCAAGAGCAGATCAATACCTTGATGGATCCTGTTCAGCAAATTATTGGTCTTGCAAGCACACTGGGCGATGCATTTGCTGAGTCATTCAAAGGGATCGTTAGCGGCAGCATGACTGCCCGTGAAGCGTTGGCGAACTTATTCCAGCGTACAGCTGATTATTTCTTGGATATGGCGGCACGCATGATTGCTGCTCAGATTAAAATGCAAATTTTGAATATCGGACTGAACTTCTTCGGTGGAGGAGGGGGTGCAGCGGCTAGTACAGCCAAGGCGGTGCCAGGGATTGTAACTCCATCTGGTGTTCAAGGACAATTTGCAGGATTTGCCGCAAATGGCGGCCCCGTCATGGGAGGCAAGTCTTACATTGTTGGCGAAAAGGGACCTGAACTGTTTACACCGAAGTCCAGCGGGATGATTACGCCCAACGACGCACTGGGAGCGATGGGCGGATCCAACATCGTGGTGAATGTCGATGCTGGCGGCAGTAACGTACAAGGTGACGGCAACCAAGCCAAAGCCCTTGGCGCTGCTATCGGCGCTGCTGTTCAAGCCGAAATTATCAAGCAGAAGAAACCCGGAGGCTTGCTCTACTGATGGCTACCTTTAACGACGCTGGCGTAGGAACGTCAACCGGCGGCACCACACCGACCTACGGCGCAGCAAAGACAAGCGCACCCGTAGTCAACACCGTTCAATTCGGCTCCGGCTACGAACAGCGCGTTGTTTTTGGCATCAATCAAAACCCAAAACTCTGGGACCTGACCTGGAACGTTTCCGAGTCAGACGCTGATGCCATTGAAGCCTTCTTTGATGCACGAGCTGGTCAGGAGAACTTTGATTGGACCCCGCCTGCTTCTGGTACGTCATACAAATGGGTGTGCCAAAGCTGGAATAAGTCGATCCCTTACTTGAACCGTGCAACAGTCACGGCACAGTTCCGCCAGGTGTTTGAGGCATGACGACGCCAACGTCTATTCAAACTGAAATCCAGAAGCTCGAACCGTCCGCGATTATCGAGCTGTTTCAGATGGAGCTGACTAAGGCAGTTAACGATGTTGACGCCACGTTCTACTACCACGCTGGAACGAACGCAGTAAATGCCGACATCGTGTTTAACGGCATTACTTACGCTGCCACACCGATTGAGGTTGAGGGCTTCGAGAAGACAGCGAGAGGTACGCTGCCACGCCCGACAATGCGGATTGCCAATGTCACTGGTGCGATCTCATCTCTGCTGCTTGCCTACAACCCGTTGAACGCAAAGGTGACGCGGATCCGCACCTGTAAAAAGTTCCTTGATGGCGAGGCTGGCGCAGACCCTACCGCCAAGTTTGAAGATGAAATCTGGTACATCGACCGAGTAAGCAAGGAGAACTTGCAGCTTGTTGAGTTTGAGCTGGCTAGCAAGCTGGATCTGACCAATTTGCAGATTCCAAAGCGTCAGGTGACGGAGTTTTGCCCGTGGGTCTATCGCGGTGCGGAATGTGGCTGGACTGGCGGATTTTTTGACGCCAACGACGACGCGAGCACTGCCGCTAATGATGTCTGCGGCAAACGATTCTCAAGCTGTCAGGCTCGATTTGGCACCAATGCAGACTTGCCGCACGGTGGTTTCCCTGGCTCCCGTATTCAGATCTGACGCTGAAGATCACGCCAAGCGAGAGGCTCCGAGGGAAGCCTGCGGGCTGGTCTATATCGGTAGCGACCGTGAGCAGCATTACTTGCCCTGCCGGAATCTTTGCGAAAACCCGGAGGATCACTTCATCCTTGATCCGGGCGACTATTACAAGGCGAGCTTGAAGGGCAAGATTGTCGCGGTGATCCACAGCCACCCGCAGGGTACGGAAGCAAGCGAAGCCGACCGCAAGGCATGTAAGCAAAGCAAGCTGCCCTGGTTCATCTACCAACTGCCGCAGGAGCGATGGCTAACTATCAATCCCTGATCGGGCTGCC